GAAGGCCCAGCCGATGTGGTCGCGGCTTGTGGGATTGAACTCCTTCAGCTTTGTAAATGGTGCGTCCTTGATGTAGCCCCGTGTTGCGTTGGGACGTTTAGGAGTCATCTCTCCACCATCCACATAAGGGAAGGTGGCACGCATCTGATCGGCCAGCTGGTCCATTTCTGTTCTGAGAACGGACTCCAGTTGCTGTGCCTTACTTACATCAAAGGGCCATCCAGAGGTTTCCTGCTTGGCCATGATGGCTGCCACGTCGTGTTCCAGTTGAATGGAATCATTGAACCGTTCCAACTTCTCCTTGAAGAGTTCGAACAAGGTCATGCCAACGTGGACATCCTGCTCGCAATAGTCCTCCATCTCCTTTGACCACTCTGACCAGTCCGTTGTCTTTGCGAACTGACCTTTGTAGTCACCAAGACGGTAGCCCCATGCCTCCAGGGAATGTCTACCAAACAACTTGCTTGGCATTCCAATGGGCTTCTTGCGGAAGTCCCGAGATAGGATGTCCGGAAAAAACATCCGGCTCATGATCAAGGTGTCATAGATCCTTGCTTTGGGTTCAAAGAATGGGTAAAGACTTTGAATCACGGGAATGTCAAACCCAACAATGTTGTGGCCGACAAGTTCGTCCGCACACTCCAGAATGGTAACACCGGTGGTAACAGACTCGGCTGATCCACTGTCGTTGTATCGTAAGACCTGTCCACTGTCCAGATCCTTGGTAACAATACAGTGAATTCGATCTAAGCCCTGCCGTGGTAATCCATTGGTTTCAATGTCAAACAGTAGCCTCATGACCACTGCCCCGGCTGTTCGGCGTCGAGGGCTGCTTGGGTGTTAGCGTCAGGCTTACCACATTCGTTACAGAAGTAGCCTTGCGGATATTCCTCAGAGTAGAAAAAGGAATCAGAGCCGCAGGAACAAAGATCATTAGAAGTCAGAATAGTCATCGGGAACGTTTGGTTTGGACTTAGTCAGTTCGACAACATCGAACTCAATCATTCTACCAGTGTTGCCATCAAAGCTGACGGCTCCAGCTGGACCAGTCTTGCCATTGAATCGATTCTTCAGCACACGAATGTTGGAAGTACTGTCGCCTGCTGATAGGTTACGTTCAAGAGCAATGACCATGTCAGAAAGTTGCACGATGCTGTGGCTGCCACGAAGGTGACCGAGGCTAACTTGTGCCCCGTCCTCGTGGCCCTTGTCGTTCTGTGGTCGCTTGAGGTGGCTGATCAGAATCATGCCAATGCCAGTCTCCTCCACAAAGGAACGGAGCTTGGTCATGGTCAGGTCAATCAGCTTTCTTTCATCGTGCGACTCATTGCCACTCATCAAGATGGAAAGGTGATCGAGGATGATCCACCCAACCTCTTTGGCGAGGGCCATGAATCGACAGTCGGAAAGAATTGCATCAGGGTCCACAGAACCAAAACCATCTCGCAGATAAACCCTACCGGTACCGAGCGAGGCTTCGAATGCCGCCTTGAGATCATCTGTTGGAAGTTCATTGTTGAGGTGAAGTGGTCGGTTGGCCTTGACGGACATCAAGCGAAGAGCAGTCCGTTGAAGACTCTCCTCAAGGGCAATATAGCCCACACTCTGGTCCTGGTCAACCAACTTCTGAGCTACCTCTCCACAAAATGTGGATTTACCAACACCGGATCCGGCGGTAACGGTAACCAGCTCGCCTCTGCGAAGTCCTCCGGTGATGGAGTTGAGAGCAGAGAAAGGCCAGTCAGCGTCTCGACCATGAAGGGGACGAGTGGCCAGATCGAAAAGTTCACGCCCATCAATGACGGTCTTTGGTGAGTAGGGTTTCTTGTTCCACAGCGCCTGTCTGATTGCGTCGTTGTCCTTGGCAATCAAAGCCTCGTTGGCATCCTTGTAGGGGCTGGTTCTGGCAATGAAGAGCCGATCGTGTGGAAAGAGACTCGCACAGTCTTGTGCTGCTTGGATTCCAGCGTCGTCATTGTCGAACAGGAGGATGATCTCCTCAAACCCCAGAAGCCACTTCAGCTGGTGCTGGAGGGCACGCTTAGCGCCTTGGGCTCCATTTGGAACGGAGACCACGGGCCAGCTATTGCGTACCTGAAACACGCTCAGGCAGTCAAACTCGCCCTCGGTGATAACAATGGACTTGCCTTGACCCCATAGTTGTTGACCGAAAAGCGTGTGGTCTTCATTCTTCCCTACCCACCGAAAATCCTTTTCAACATCACGAGCTTTATACGCGATGAGCTGTCCAGATTGCGAGTAGTAGGGAAACTGAATAACCTTCGAATCCCGATCAAGGCGAACATTGAATTTGCGACAGGTTTCTTCAAGGATGTTTCTGGTCCGAAGGGGAACAACGTCCCCGGTGAGTTCCATGATGCGACGATGCGGCTTGTGAACAGTGGTGATGTCGGAGTCTGAGCCAGCGTCCCAGTGACCGCAGGAGAAGCAATACGAATGGCCATCAGTGTAGATACCATTTGCATCACTACTCCCACAGACTGGACAGGGCTCATGCCTCACGAACTCTGATTCGGAGTCATGCTGTCGAACCATTCAAGGGGAATGTTGTAGGAAGGTGCCCACAGAAAGCCATGCTTCTCCGCCCACATAGCGTAGGTGGTCTTGCTGTCCTTTGTGAGCGTATTGTAAGGTGCTTGAAACACCAGACGTATGTCCCGATCAGGGTGCTGCTTTTTGACGGCAAGCATCTTCCTTCGATCCTCAGGCTTGAAGTAGCCCTTGGCTTCCAGAATGACCCCATTCGGTAAGATAAAGTCTGGTGTGTATACAGCTGAAACGGTGTAGTTAAGACGCAGTGTCTCATACTCAAACGGTTGCCCATTGAGTTCGAACCACCGGGCCAGCTTTTCTTCAAGTCGGCTCCGGTACTTTGTCATTAGAACGGAAGATCGTCGTCTTCGTAGTTAGCAGGACCGGGGCCTGGGTCTTCGGTGGGTTCAAAAGAAGGGCTATCAGCCTTGAATCCATCCGCTTTGCCAAAGAGAGCTGCCACTTCAGCTTCATCCAGCCCGCCGCTATCAGAACCTCCAGAGCTAACCAGCTTGAGAATTTGAGCCCCTCGTACCTTGAGGGAACAGCCAACCTTTGTGGCATAAACATAGGGACGAAGATCAATGATTAGCTTGACAACAGTACCTTTCCAGATCTGAGTATCAAGATCAATGGGCACGCCATCAGTATCCACCCAGGGGAACATTGGGGCAGAAGCGTCTCCACCATAGGAGTACTTAACAAGACCCTCGTCGTCCCACTTAGGAAGCTCTTCGGTGTGACGCTTGCCTGCTATCTTGTTTTTGGCTACGGCAATGGCCTTGTCATAGGCTGCGTCAAACGTTGCGAGCTGGTCCTGGGGAATGCGGAAGCTGATCGAGCAGTTGTTGAACTTACCCGATGGCTTGAGGGCGTTGATGTAGCCTTCCAGGGTGGTGGTGATGATGAAACGTCCTTCGGACATGAGTAGGTAGCGGTGGTTTGTTGATGGATGTGGATGATCAGTCTTCATCTTCCGTTGAGGGAAGACCAGCAATCTCAATGCTGTCGATGATGCTCTCCAGATCCTCTTCGGCAAAGCCTTCGTTGACGATGTCGTAGCCAACCTCATAGGCGGCCAGACAGCCATCAACACTGAAGCCCTTCGATGCAGCAATCACAAAGGCAGCATCGCCCAGCAGCTTTCCAAGATATTCGAAGAAGGTCTGATCAATGCCAGCCCTGTTCTCCTCATACTCCGCATAAAGAAGCTCAACAACATGGGGGTTGAATCCAGTCAGCTCAATGGCTTCGTTGATGTTTTCTTGAACAGGAATTGATTGATCCATGTTTAACAAAAGAAGTAAGCAGAGGATTGAACATCATTGATGTCCAACGTGTTTTGCATTACGGATTCATCAAACTCTACCCCAAGAGATTCCGACCACTGTTTAAGGATCGGTTGGGAATAGATCTCAACGAACTTGTCCCGTATTGCAAAGGCCATCTGATCCATGTCGCAGGACCTGCCAAGCACACAATCATGAATGACGGTGAATGGCTTGTTCCATTCGGCAAAGACCAGATGAAGTAGAGCAGCATCCAGACTATGAATCAGGTTCGGGCTGGCAGCAGTTCGTGATCGATTAAGATCCACCTGTCTGTCCTCCCATTCCTTGTTGAGCCAGGTCTGCATCCGTTGACCAAGGAGACGTGTTTGAACAGGCTTAAGTTCAATCTTTCGGTATTCCTGAATGACATGGAATCCAGAAGGTGTGGTCCACTCAATGGTGGCATTGCCCTCCTTGATCTTCTGTCCAGCAACCCGTTGGATGAATGTCATGGATGCACACGGACCAGCAAAGACTTGCCTCACTGCGTACCGGTAGACGGCCTTGACGATTGCCTGTAGTTCTCCCTTTTCCAGCTCCACCCCCTTGAGTTCCTGCCTGATGTAGTCCCGTGCGCTGCCCTCAGTGACCCCATATGGTGTGGTCATGACGGTGCGTTTGGTCACCTTGCGGTTCATCAGATGGTGGAGATGCTTTGGAAGTACATCCTTGGCCTTTTCAGCAACGATGGCGTACCCGTCAGATGGCTTATCAGTGGGAACCACATTGACCATCTGAGCAGCAGTTTTATCAAGCGCAAGAGCAGACAAGTGCTGGAGTCCAGAACAAGTCGCATCCACGGACACAGGAAGACCAGAGGTTTTCTTTTCCTTTGTGATGACACATTGATGATACTCAATGGCAGCAGCCAAGAAGCACCAGGGCTCCTCAAACTTTGACCACTCAGGAATTGTTCCCTCTGGATCCTCAGCAATCCTACTGATCAACTCATGGTTAGACCGAGTCCATTGGATTCGATCGTCCATCGTTGCTTTGTCCAGTCCATAAGTAGTAGCAACCTGAAAGGCTAACCACCACTCATTAACAGGACCCTCCTCATTGAAGTAGAGAAGGCTCTTGTCGAAGTCAGTTCCCTGAGGGCTGAGGCT